GTTGTCTGGATGCTCTGTCTAGAATTTCGTTCCATCCACTTGAGTTGGCTTCACCTTTCAAGTGCATGTCTCCGACTTCTCCTACACCAGCGCAACCTTTCGACCAGTCTTTATCCCATTCAGGATTCTCGTCCTTCCAGTTACAGTATTCTTTCATAGTCATGTGAAGAGTCTTTGTCTCTCCAGTAGACTTATTAATAACAGGATATGTTGGCAATGTTAGACCTCCTTTAGGTGTTAATATTTATTACCATTCAAGTGCTTCAGCAACTGAAGGGAATTGTTCGATAAAAATTTTCTTTGCACCAAGTGCAATGTCCATATGTTCTTTCTGGGTTCCATTTGCAGAACGTAGATCAATATAATGAATCCACGAACGAACTGATCCCGTCATGTAGATTCTTGTGGGCGTTGCTAAAGGAAGCACAAAACGAGCACACTCCTTTGCAATCGATGCATCAAGCATCTCTTTGTAAAGTTTCATTCCCATTTCAAAGTGCCTCTTCATTTTGATCTGAAACTCTTGACGGACAAACGGGTCAATATCATCAATAGAATTCTGACGATTCTTGGTGTCTTGCCTGCGTAGTTCAGGTAGAGGGATCGTCTCCGCGAGTAGGGAACTATCAGCATAGCGTTGTGAAAATTCTTGATATGTGAACGAACGGTGGCGAAGCACTTGAGCCGCCACCCCCCTGGTCGTATTGATCTCCAGGGTCATATATGCCTGCTCGAAGATGCTCCAGTGCTGGTGCTTCACACAATACTTGAGCAAACCAGAGAACTTCTCATTCTCCTGGTTATTTGGATTACTTACACGGGCACAGTAGGCCATGTGCTTCTCTGCGTCAGGGGTGACGCTAATCAGTTTAGTCAGGGTATCCGTCATCGTCATCAAATACTTCGTCGTAATCGGTTATGTAGTTTGCTGGGGGATCATCAAAGTTCTCTGCCTTGTATGCTTCCACATCAGAGTATACCTCTGATTCAAGAGCATCGACAAGAAGCTTTAAGTTTCTAACTATTAGCTTTAGTTTATCTCTATCCATAAAAAATGGGAGGTTACCCTCCCATTCTAACACTATTCAGTTAGTTTGACAATCACTTGGTGTAGGTCTTGCCACGATAGCAGAACGTGCCGTGAGTCTCTTTGGACTCTACACAACGAGTATCATACTCAACACCACGGTATGCAGTGTGAGAGATCTGAGCGTCATGAAGACGTGCCTGCTTTTCGATTTGCTTTTTGATCAGTGTTAAGGTGTTCATTGGTTTACTCCTAAAGTAATTGGATTTTTAGGCCCGTTCCTTTAGTCGTTTGCGTCCCATGGACAGTGAGGTGTTGCTTCTTGAATAGTTTCAACAAGTTCTACCTTGATTTCTTTACTCATACGCTCATGAGCATCGATGCGATTGAGTATGTCAACAGCATCAGTACAATTAATATCAGCGTAAAGTAATAAATCAAACATGGGATGAACGCTCCGTTCCGCGACTTACTTGCGTCCCCGAAGGGATGAACGACAGGTCTAATTATAGACCTCATACATTATATAGTCAAGTAGTTTTGTAACTTGTGTTACAAAAACATTCCCTTCTTGCCCATGTGGTGCAGGGTCTCTTTCAGTGTACCACGAAACATGCCAAGAGAGATCATGGGATACTCTACTTCATCACCAAACTCCTCTCTGAACTGTTTTTCAGTGAAGTGTTTACCTTTCTCATAAACAACAACTTCATCAAGATGCACAGCCTTGAGGAGAGAGTATGCTCTCTCACTCTCTTGATTACCGTTAGAATAGATTGATGCCTGCATTATTCTTTACCTATCCAATTATCGATTTCTTCTTGTGTCGGAACAATGATTCGGAAAGCAAGTCCTTCCTCCTCAAACTCTTCATTCATTTTCTCGTATGTTTCAGGAGTAATCTTCTCAGTCACGTTGCCTCCAATCGTCAGGTTTATCTCTTTGGAACCAGTCTACAATTTCATCCGCTCCATCAAACCCCGTCTTGTGATTGGATGGGTCGGGGTCTCCTATTCCCATCCTATTCATAAAATCATCCATACTACCTTCCTGGATATCCTGAGATGCTTGGCGTCTTGCTTTCTGCAACCAATCTCTTGCTAGAGTATGTGCTTTGGCAAGTTTCTCTGCCCAAATCATATCCTCTAGGGGAACTTGTTCCTTATTGGCAATACATCTACAAATGGACTCTAGTCTAAGTCTGTATTGAGTAGAGAGCATGTTACTTCTTTCGGAGTTTAGATTCTAAGTCGGTTGCTTTTTGAAACTCTGCGTAGGCATCTTCAGATCGTTCGTGAATAATATCCATGAGATCTGTGTAAATCACGTCAGCATCAACATAGTTGTCAAAGTATAGATCCAGTGATTCTTTTAGATACCTTTTGCGGGTCCACTCTGGTGAGTATGGTTTATACATGATATTGATGATACATGGTTAAAGCATAGTACTATTTACTTGGAGTGTCAAGTTAATGGTTTACCATTCTTATCGACAAGTCCAAGTTTTTTAATATGAGAGAGATTAGATCGTTCACTCTTCTTCGCTTTTTTGTATTCCTTGATGATTTTATCAATCTCGTTTTGAGAAATTTTGACTTTCAATTTTTCTTGATCATCATTAGAAACAAATCCAAGACCTGCTTTCTTTGTTTCTTCCACAGCATCAACATAGTCGTTGATGTCTTCTTGGATTTCATCTCGGATCAGAGCGTTAATTTGTGCCCTAAGATCTTCGTCGTTCATTTTCTTTTCTTTTCTTTCTTTGGTTTTTGCCCCCACAGTTTTGGGTTTGCAGTGCCGTATCCAAAATCAATTTTTTGGACAGCACCTTTGCCGTACTTATCGTAGTACATATCAAACAATTTAACAACCTTACTACATCTTGTAAGGTCAATATACTCTTTACCATCAACTACATACCAGATTAATCTGGCATCATTTGGAAAAGATGTATCTTTTGCTGCTTCGAGAGTAGTTTTCTCAAGGAGAATCTGACAACTATAATCGGATGGATTTACTTCGTTAACATCTGATCCGAACTCAGCCATTTCCTTTTCCTGGTCTACTGCTACTGTCATCCGCGACCTCCCCACTGGATATCTGGGTATGCTGTTTCAACAATATCTTTAGTTATCTTATATTTAGTTTGCAAAACTTTATCTTTAACGAGACAAACAACTTGTGCCTCTTTCGGATGAAGTCCTCGCAGAAGATTAATAAACATCATCTCTCTACGAGTTTTGTTCAGTGAGTCATTACCACCTTTTACATAGTGATAAAGGTTTTGCCACTCTCTACGAAGTGAAGTTTTACCTCTACCATCTAGATCTTGCCCGGTAGCAGATTCACCACCTTTCATTTCTTTCTCTAGGTTTTCAGACAAACTTCCACTGTAAACCGATTGATCTTCGATGTCTCCATAAGGAACTTCACCTTCAGGAACCATTGAGATAACCGTGTCATCAAAGTTCCAAATGAAGATTGCCTTGAGAGAATGATGTTCATACTCCTGAAGAACCTCAACTTTTTTTGCTTTGGATCTTTGCTTACTTGCAAGTTCCAAAACCTCAAATACAAACGGGTTTGGTGGAAGGACTTCTTTCTTAGTCGTCTTCGCTGTCTTCGTCGGACTCATAATCGTTTTCAAATCGTACTGCTAAAATTTCATCAGGTAATATGTTACCGTTTTCATCAAACATCTCTGGATGTGTATAAACGGGTTGAGTTTGGTAGACATGTTCTTTTGCTAACCATCCTACTACACCTCCTACAAAAAACATCATAACGGAAACTAAAGTTCCAATCGTCAAAGTTACTGCTAACATCGTTCTGCCTCCAGAGACTATTTCTTTCTGATGTCCAGATAGAAGTTCAGATGGAAAACAATCTCTCTTCGGAAGAGAGATACCATTTTGCCGAACTTTACCTGAAAAGTTTTGGGCGGTTCTGGTTTCTTCCTCCTATTACGTAGTAATAACTCAACCCCACGATTGATGTGGGTTTCCTGATTATTTAGATTGCTTTTTGCGTCGTCCAGGTCTTCGGTCATTACTATACCTCTCTGCATCATTTATGAAACTTTCTAAGTAGTTTCTAATTTTTCTTGCTTGAGGTTTAGGAATATGGCCGTAACCTTCACGCAGTTGTTTGTGTTCATCATCAGACCCACCTTTAATATATTCATCAAGATCTAAAATAAGACTATCGATTTCATTTGTGGTAGGGCTTGAGATGAATTGATCTATCTCATGTTTTTTAGTTTTACTATCTTTAAGATAATCGTAAAACTTTAAATTCATTTGTCCCCCAAAGGCATTATCAATCGCATGTTCAATAAGATCGTAGATGTCGATGAGGTTTTGTTCCATTAGACTAGTTTTTGCTCCCGCAAATATTTTACAGTTTCGGTACAACCACCAATGAGTTCATCGTCTTTGACAACTCTTGGAAAGGTTGATCCCTGACCAAACTTATCATAAAACTCCTCGCGAGTATAGTCCCGATTAAGTTTATATATGACATGCTTGAGTTCTGCTAACTGTAACACCTGCTCTACTTTAGAGCAATAGGGGCATCCATCCTTAGAATATACTGTAAATGTCATTGTTGTACCTGTTTCCAATCGTTGTCAAAAATTTCCAGACCTTTGTCTGTGAGAATATGATCATACATCTGATCCATTACTTTAGGTGGCATCGTGCAGATCTCAGCGCCATTGTACCATGACCTCACAGCACGTTGCACACTACGAATAGAGGCAGACAGAACCTGAGTTCTGATACCGTGGATGCGATACAGTTCGGAGATAGATCGTACAACCTCCAGGCCTGCCACTGACTGGTCGTCCAAGCGTCCTACAAAAGGAGAAACATATGTTGCCCCCGCCTTTGCTGCTAAGACCGCCTGAGCGGCACTGAAGATCAATGTGACATTGACTTTGATACCTTGTTCGGAAAGTCGCTTACAGACGATCAGACCTTCGCGTGTGCAAGGAACTTTGATGGTAGCAACATCACCAAACTTTTGGTAAAGTCTCAAACCTTCATCATACATTTCCAGGTCAGATCCGACGACCTCCATACTGATGTCTCTGACACCAATATCTTTGATTGTTTGATAGACATCTTCTGGATTCTTTCCACTTTTCATAATCAGTGTAGGGTTGGTTGTTACACCATCCACAAGTCCTGTACTGAAGTATTTGGAAATAATATCCGTGTCTGCCGTATCCAGAAAAATTTTCATTAAAAAAGAGGAGTGCATACTCCTCTAATTATATCACTTATTTTTCTTTGTTGTAAAGGTCTTCTAGTCGTTCTTTTGTAAGATCAACATACATGACCTCATCACCAGGGGCAGGTGCCTCTGGATGACGTGGTTTTGGTTTATTCATTTCCACATTAATGGATTGAATATTAGACCACATCATCGCAAACGCAGCACCTGCAATGATAGCAAAGCAAACGAAGTAAAAGAATACCTCAAATCCGTTCACAGTGCATTACCTCTTGGTAATACTTCCTCTGGGAATACAAAGTTCTCATGTGGTTGGTCAACTGGTGCTAACCATGCACGGAGACCTTCATTGAGCAAGATGTTCTTGGTATAGAACGTCTCAAACTCAGGGTCTTCTGCTGCACGAATCTCCTGACTTACGAAGTCATAAGCACGAAGATTGAGTGCCAGACCAATAATACCAATAGAAGAAGTCCAAAGTCCCATAACTGGAACAAAAAGCATAAAGAAATGCAACCAACGCTTATTGCTAAAGGCAATACCGAAGATCTGCGACCAGAAACGGTTCGCCGTGACCATCGAATATGTTTCCTCCTCTTGCGTTGAGTCGAACGCTTTAAAGGTGTTTGCTTGTTCGCCATCTTGATACAGCGTGTTTTCTACAGTCACTCCATGGATTGCAGA